CGTTGGCCAATACAAGAAAACATTCAAGGCCGTTAGAGAGCTTAAGGATTCTAAGCATCCACTCTACCAAGATGTAGCAAACGGCCTATGTGAGCTAATGAGCACTACAGATGCAAGTACAGCTCAATTCACTGAATACCTGAATGACATTCACGCATGGTGCAACAAACAAGGGTGTTATTTGGAAACTCCTAATGATCTTAAATTCGCATTAGAAAAATAGAGGTACAAATGGAAGAACAAATCAAAGGCGCAGAACCCTTAAAGAATTTACGCCATGAAGAGTTCTGCCACGAATATTTAAAGACACTAAGTGCGCAAGATGCTGGAAAAGCTACTGGTTATAAAAATCGTCAGAATGCTTGGGATGTACTCCAGCGTGATGATGTGCAAGAGCGCATAGCTTACCTAAATGGGCAGCGTTTAAAGCGTGTTGATGTAAATGCAGACTATGTGCTCAAACGCCTTGTAGAAATCGACCAGATGGATGTTTTAGACATCATGGACGATAACTACGCATTCAAGCCCATTAGTGAGTGGCCTCCAATCTGGCGCCAATACGTTTCAAACATAGAGAATATCGAAGAGTTTGATGGCCGTGGTGAAGATAAGACTCAGGTAGGTTGGCTTAAGAAAATCAAGTGGCCAGACAAGGTTAAAAACCTTGAGTTACTTGGCAAGCACATCGCTGTTGGGGCGTTTAAAGAACAAATTGAGCATGATCTTTCAGATCCACTAAAAGAATTGCTACAACGTGCAAGCGGAAACACTTTAAAACCAAAAGGGTAAATTTATGGATGCAGGCGAGCTTGAAAAAAACTTGTCTGATCCTTGGTGGCGTCTGACAAGTGGTTTTTTATATCAAATTCTTATCAAAGGTGATGAAGATACAGATGGATTGAAAGCGCCATTCATTCCAAACGAACATCAAGTAGACTTCTTAAATAATCTTTGGTATCGAAATATTATCTTAAAAGCCCGTCAATTGGGATTTACAACAGCTATTGCTATTTATTTCTTAGATTGCTGCCTATTTGGCGAAGGGAATATTCGTGCTGGCATTATTGCTCAAGAAAAGGACACAGCAAGTGCTTTATTCCGGGACAAGGTAAAGTTTGCTTATGACAATTTGCCACCTGAAATCAAAGCAAGATTCCCTTTATCAAGAGATAGCGCAAGTGAGCTTCTTTTTTCTCATAACAATAGCGCGATTAAAGTGGCAACCTCTTTGCGTGGTTTGACTCTTCAGTACTTACATGTATCTGAGTATGGAAAGATCTGCGCTCAATACCCTAAAAAAGCAAAAGAAGTAAAAACAGGTTCAATTCCAGCAGTTTCCCCTGAAGGGATTGTAATTATTGAATCTACTGCTGAAGGTGATGAAGGCGATTTCCATGATATGAGCATTCAAGCCAAGAATAAGGCAAACAGCGACAAAGAACTTACCAAGAAGGACTACAAGTTCCACTTTTATCCTTGGTATGGCGCTAAAGAATATCGGGTTAAGCTACCTCATATACACATTTCAGATAAAGAGCACGAATACTTTGATCGCATTGAACAAGAATGCAACGTAACTATTGATGCTGAACAACGTGCTTGGTACATAGCAACACGTGACAATGACTTTAGTGGCTCATCAGAGTTGATGTGGCAAGAATACCCTTCTACACCAGAAGAAGCGTTTAAGAAGTCCAAAGAAGGCTGTTGGTATACAGAGCAATTCATCAAAGTTCGTCGTGAACAGCGTATTTGTTCTCTACCGATTCGTACTGATGTTCCAGTAAATACCTTTTGGGATATTGGTAACTCGGACGGTACAGCTATCTGGTTCCATCAGCGTGTTGGGATGCAAGACCTATTCATTGACTTTGAAGAAGGTTGGGGTGAGCCATATGAATACTTTGTGAAGATTATGCAAAGCAAAGGCTATTTGTGGGGCAAGCACTATTTACCACACGATGGAGCTCATGCACGACAAGGTCAAAGTCAAAACCTATCGCCACAACAAATGCTTAAGAACCTTGGGCTAAATCAAGTACTAATTGTTCCGCGCGTTTCTGAACTTCTGCATGGCATCAATAAAGCTCGTGATGCTTTGATGAATGATGTTTGGTTTGATGTGGATCGCTGTAAAAACGGCTTACATCATCTGGAAAACTACACCAGAAAGTTCAATAACCATGCACAGAAATATACAAGTGAACCAGTCAAATCGGATGGTCATTCAGAAGCGGCAGATGCTTTCCGTCAATTTGCACAAATTAGAGAACGAGTAGGACAAGTTGCTGACGCTGCACCACCTCCACCGCCACCACAATCATCTTGGATGGGTTAATGATGAAAGAAGAAGATCAAGAAAAAGATGATGATATTCTTGAAGATGCTAAAGAATTTAGAGACATGGCTCAAGATTACTGGGACCCGATTTATAAGCAAGGACTTGAGGATAAAGAGTTCGTAACGATAAAAGGGGCACAGTGGGAGCGTGGAGCAATTGCAAAGCGTGAGCAGGCTGGAAAGCCGTCACTTGAAATTAATCTTTCACGTGCATATGTTCAACAGCAAATTAATACAATGCGCCAGAATAGGCCGCAAGCTAAAGTGGTTCCGGTTGATTCTGGAGCAGATCCAGAACTTGCAAAGATCCTTGAAGGCTTGATCAAAGACGTTGAAGAAGCTTCTAACTTTGAAGATGCTTTAGATACTGCTGCAGCGAATCAGGTGCATTCGGCAGTTGGGTTTTATAGAATTATCACTGACTACATTAGTGAGAAATCATTCAACCAAGAACCACGCTTCAAGCCTATTGAAAACCCTCAAGCTGTTTTAATCGACCCATTATCAAAAGCCCTAGATGGCTCTGATATGACTAAGGCACTTGTTTGTGAATGGGTAGATAAAGATCAGATTGAAGACCAATACGGTGAAGATGCTGTATCAAATTTTGAAATTGAAACTAATGAAAATTGGTACAACAAAATTGAAGATACTGTGTGTGTCGCAGAGTATTTCTATAAAGAAGAAGTGCCAGACAAGCTTTTAAGGCTTGTAGATGGAACTATTGAGTTCAAATCTGAACTACTTAAAAAGTACAAAGAGTCTGAGTTAAAGCCATTAATTGCTGATGAGCGAGATAGTTCGATTACAGTTATCAAATGGGCAAAATTAACAGGCTGTAAGGTCCTTGAAAAAGGTGTATTCCCTGGCAAATATATTCCAATTTTCCCTGTGTATGGCGAAGTCACTTGGATCGGCAATAAGCGTATTGTTCGCTCATTAGTGCACTATGCAAAAGATGCGCAACGACTATTCAACTACTGGAAGTCAACTGAAGCACATATTTTACAGAAGAACCAAGACGACATGACGATTGTCGATAGTCGTGGGATCTTAGGGTTTGATGAATGGAAAAACCCAGCTGGTGCACAATACTTACGTTTCAAAGCTACTGATGAAAATGGTATTGCCATTCCTTACCCAACGCGTTTAGGAGCAGCAGCACCACCAGTTGGTATTTTGAATGCGTCTGAGTCTGCCAAACAGCTAATACCTGACATTTTGAATATGCATGCTCCACAAATGGGGCAAGAGATAAATCAACAGTCTGGTGTGGCTATTGGGCTTTTACAGCGTCAATCTGATACAGCGCAATTCCACTTTCAAGACAATGTCAATAAAACAATTCGACATTCAGCACGAGTGTTGATTGGTTTATTCCCAATCCTATATGACACTGAAATCGTGCGTCGTATTGTGGGTGATGATGGAGATAGTGAACTGGTTAGACTTAATGCCACGCCTCAATCTGAAGATGAACAAAGCAAAGCTATCAATGGAATTCTGAATGACATGTCTATTGGACGATTTGATGTCCGTTTAGATACTGGTCCATCGTTCAACACACAACGTGAACAGTCATTTGCCTTGATGATGCAGCTAGTTCAAAGCAATCCCGCATTATTTAATCTTGTTGCTGATCTAATCGTAATTAATTCACCGTTATTAAACGCTAAAGAAATTGCAGAGCGTGTGAAAACACTTATTCCACCGCAAGCACTTGGCAAAGATAAGATTGATCCTGAGCAAGCTAAGGCGCAAATTCAACAGCTTGACCAACTTGTGCAAAAGCAAATGCAAGATATTGAAACGTTGCAACAAGCTTTAAATGACAAGAATGCAGACCGCAATCTAGAAGTATTTAAAGCTGAACTGCAGAAACAGAAAGATATTGAAGTTGCTCAAATTAATGCTGCAAGTCGCGCTGATGTACAAGAATTACGTGGTGTTGTTGACTTGATTAAGCAAAATATGAACTTGAATCAAATGCCACCTAAATGGATGCATAACGGTGAGGATGTTGGCAATTACCACGCTCCAGAACCACAGCAAGATTATTCGCAGAATATCATGGTCGATCCACCAGATAATCTGACGCCACAGACAAATGAAAGCCCTGCCACTGAGCAGGGTTTTTTTATGCCTGAACAAACGGATCAACAAAACTTCGCTCCTGAGAATAGCCAACTCGGGGACAGCGCAATGGCTACCGATGCGCAGTTATTGCCATCAATAGAGGATTTTACAAATGACAGTGGAAACTGAAGCTCAAGACATCGTAGATCCAGCTACTACGGAAAATAACAGCGCAGCAAGTCAAGAGTCAGAAGAACAAAAGCAGCAAACGCAAGAACCTGAAGTCGAACAGACTGAAGAAGAAAAAGCGAAAGCTGCTGAAGAAGCTGAAGAGAAGAAGCGTAGTCGAGCAAAAGAACGTATTGAACAACTTGTTCGTAAGTCATCCCAAGCAGAGGAGCGTGCTAAGCAGCTTGAAGCAGAGCTTGAGAGGTATAAGGGTGGCACTAAAGCTTCAACTGATGCGCCTAGAGTTGAAGACTTTGATGATTATTCCGAATATCAACAAGCACAACAAGAATGGTTCATAAAGCAAGCAGAACAACGCGTTCTAGATAAGCTCAATACCGAAAAGGCAAGCCAGCAACAAGTTCAAGCTGAGGCTGAATATCAAACTGCTATGGCTGAACTTGAAAGCGAAGGGGTAGATGTCGCTTCTTTAATTGAGAAATCAAACAGTCTTCCTCCTTTACCAATAACTCTTGATCAATTTGGAATGTCTGCAAAAGACACTCTGGGCTTGGCTCAAACACTTCTTAGTGATGAAGATCTTTATTACGAGCTGGCTCGTATGAATCCAGTCCAAGCAGCAGCAAAAATTGGTCAGATCATAGGTAATAAAACAGCTAAATCTATTCCACCAGCTAGTAAAGCCCCTGCACCTATCAAGCCAGTTACAGCCAATGCGCCAGCATCTCGCGACCCTGAGAAGATGTCGATAGATGAGTGGATGAACCAACGTAACGAACAACTTAAAAATCGTAAATAAGGATCAAATATATGGCTAATACTTTATTAACGCCTAACATGATTACACGTGAAGCACTTCGTATTCTTCACCAAAAACTAACTTTCATTGGTAACATTAACCGCAGTTATGATGATTCATTTGCAAAATCTGGTGCAAAAATCGGTGACTCACTGCGTATCCGTTTACCAAACCAATATGTCGTGCGTTCTGGGGCGACTTTAAATGCTCAAGATACAAATGAGCAATCAGTTACATTGCAGGTCAACAACCAAAAGGGGGTGGATTTAAACTTCACTTCTGTTGACTTGACACTTTCTTTGGATGACTTCTCATCACGTATTCTAGAGCCAGCAATGGCAGTGTTAGCTGCAAACATTGAAGCTGATGCCTTGAACATGTACAAAGACGTATATAACGTTGTTGGTACAGCAGGTACCGTTCCAAACGCACTAAAAACTTATTTGCAAGCACGTAAAGTTCTTAATGACAACCTTGCACCAATGGATAACAACCGCAGCATGCAATTAACGACTGGTGCTAACGTTGAAATTGTAGATGCATTAAAAGGCTTGTTTAACGACTCCACACAAATCAGCAAACAATATCGTGAAGGTATCATGGGACGTACTGCTGGTTTTGATTGGTATGAAAATACACTCATGCCAACACATACCAATGGCACCCAAGCAACTGGTTTTACAGTTAATGGTGCTGGTCAGACGGGTTCTAACTTGAATATTGGTGGTTTAACAGCAGCTAATACCTTAACTAAAGGCACAGTGTTTACAATTGCTGGTGTATATCAAGTACACCCAGAGACAAAAGCAATCACAACTAACTTGCAACAGTTTGTAGTTACTTCTGACTTCACTGCCTCTGGTACAACTGGAACAATTGGCATTAGTCCTGCAATTGTAACGTCTGGTGCTCTTCAGAATGTTAACGTGTCTCCAAATAACTCTGCTGTTTGTACAGTTGTTTCAGGTGCTGTAAGCACAGGTTATGGTCAGAACATTGCACATCACAAAGACGCATTCACTTTTGCTACAGCAGACTTAATCATGCCAAGTGGTGTTGATTTTGCAGCTCGTGAAGTGTTTGATGGAATTAGCATGCGTGTAGTGCGTCAATATGACATCAATAACGATAAGTTCCCTTGTCGTATCGACGTCTTGTATGGCTACAAAACAATTCGCCCTCAACTTGCTTGCCGCGTAACTAACTAAACCAAACTTTATGACGACGAATGCCCGCTATATGCGGGCGTCGTCATTTCTGGAGTACTGAAATGTCAAAAGAATATCCAAAGATGCTATATAAGGGCGATTTAGTAAGTTTTGAATATCAAACAGCTCATTCTGCTGAACATGAGTTGGAGCTAAAAGATGTAGGTTGGATTGAGCATCATGAACTAAGTTTGCCTGATCATAGCCCAGATATTAAAAACTCAGCTGATGAAAAAGAAGAAGTTGATTTAAGTTCTTTTGTCCCAGTTGAACAATTTGATGCTGTAGCCAAAAAGCTTGCTGAAACAGAAGATCAGCTTGCCACAGCAAAAGGTGAGTACATTTCCAAAATTAATGATCTTCAAAAAGAAAATGCAACACTTAAATACTCAGCAATGGGTGCTAATGAGTTGAAAGCCATTCTCGATAAGAAAGCTATTAAATATGGCTCTCGTGATGAAAAAGATGCTCTTGTGAAACTGGTTATCGACAGTGAGTATGACAATGGTGATTCAGAGTGACTCACAAAGAATCATTGATGATCTATTAATTAAATACTGGGCGGGAAGGTGATTATGAATGTCAGTAAGATCGTGACACTTGCTCTCAAGCAACTTGGGGTCCTTGCTGCTGGTGAGAATCCAACTGCTCAGGAATTGGCAGATGCAACTGACTGTTTAAGGGGAATTCTGGGGCAGTGGGGCACAGAGCAGCTTTTTGTTTATAAAGCACTTCCAATAACACTTAATTTAAGTGGGGCGGGAACCTATGCTTTAAGTCAAACAATCCAATCTATTTCAGATATTGCCTTGCTGGATGGGGAAGAGATCAGCTTAATAAGCGATAAAAACAACACAGGTGTTGGTGTAAAGGTTATTTATACAAAAGATTCACCTTTCTGGAAATTTCAAGTCTTAAGTGATTCAAGGAAACTTGAACTTAAATGTTATGTGTTACCTACCACATTGGAAATGCATGATGAAGTGGACTTCCCAGTTGAATATGAAAGGCCATTAATTTTAACACTTGCAATTGAACTTGCTTCCTTGTTTGCTGTTGAGCCTTCCGCATCGCTTATAAGAAACCAACAGGGTGCAATCAATCTATTAAAAAACAGCAATTCAACACCCTCATATACACAAAATGATATGCCAATTGGTGTTTGCAGGGGTGATGTTTATGGCGACTATTATTGATGTTCCTTTTGTGGGTCCGTCATACCACATGAAAGATTGGGCGGTAGACTGTCAGCGTACTTTAAATCTTTATCCTCAAACAGTTGAGAGTGGGAATGCTCCTCAAGTTTCTGCATTACTTCCAACACCCGGATTGATTGCTAAATACGAGTTGAGCGGGCCTGTGCGTGGGCTATATACTTTGTCTGAAGGTATGTTGGCAGTTGTTGGCAATAAGCTATTTCTTCTTAAAAATGAAGCAGTAGAAATTGGTAATGTGTACGGAAATAATTTAGTGAAGTTTGCAGATAATAGAATTGATGTTCTTATTATTGGTGAGCCAGATACTTATATTTTTAACTTAGAATCAAAAAAGTTAACCACTTTAACAGGTGGCGGTTTTTTGGGTGCAACTGATGTAACATTCCTGGACTCGAGATTCATTGTCCTTAATCCTGCATCAGATCAGATTCAATGGTCTGGATTGCTTAATACTGATTTTACAGCACTTTCATATGCAACTGCGGAAGCAAACTCTGATAAGTTGGTGCGAATATTTACTCAAAATGGACAACTATGGCTAATTGGGGAGAAGACTACCGAAATATGGCACAGTACAGGTAATGCTGATCAACCTTTCTTAAGAGTATCTGGTGCATATATTAATTGTGGATGTATTGCGAAGAACTCACTTGCGCAATTTGGTACGGGTCTAATTTGGCTTTCACAGACCGATGTTGGACAAGGACAGGTTGTATTAACAGAAGGTTATCAAGTCAAACGCATTTCAAATCACGCTATGGAGCAAGAGTTTGCAACTTATGAGCGTCTAGATGATGCAGTTGCATATTCATATCAGCAAGAAGGGCATTCTTTTTATGTATTGTCTTTTCCAAAAGCAAATAAAACGTGGTGTTTTGACGGTTCAACTGGAATGTGGCATGAGCGAAGCTATTACAACTTAGATTCCCAACATGAAAGACATAGGTCTCAAGTACATTGTTTTTATAAAGGTAAGCATTACGTTGGTGATCATACTAATGGGATTATTTATGAGTTAAGTCTTAGTGCTGAAACTGATAATGGACGCTTAATTATGCGTGAGCGTGTAACCCCTGTGATAAACCCTCAAGCACAACGCCTAATATTTGATGAATTAGAAGTTCTTATTCAAGCTGGGCAGAAATCAAATCGAGAGCCTATTGTTATGCTTGACTGGTCAGATGATCATGGCCAGACATGGTCTTTTGATCGTCAAGAGACACTTGGAAAAGTTGGGGAATGGAGCAAAAGATTGATATTTAGGCGGTTAGGGCAAGCATTTAATAGGGTTTTTAGACTGCGTTTAACTGATTCAAGCCGTCTTATTGTTTTAGGCGCTAAGGCTAAGGTGAGATAGATATGAAACTTTCAAACGCCATTCAAATCCCAAGTACTCAAATGTTTAATAATGGAGTCATGGACCAAGCTTGGTATATGTTTTTCTATTCTTTAAGCCAAAATGCTAGCAAAGGAGAGGAAATTGATACTGGTCAACTTCTTCAACTTTCAAGTCAGTTACCCGCAGTGACAGTGTCAAATGAGGTACTTTCTGATCTTGATGATTTGCAGCGGAATTTCCCGATAAGTCCAACCGCTCAATGTGAAGATATTCAACCGATGCCAACTGCATCGGTTTTTCATTTTGAGGCAGACAATATCTTTCCAACAACAAACATCTGTTGTGATGACAAGCCTTATCCCTTGCCAACTGTACAGATCACTAATGATATGCAGGTAATTATAAATGGCACTAATTAACTACACTCAAGCAGTAATTCCTCAAACTCTTCCAGCTGGTGATTTCCTTGCTTATACGGTGCCTGCAAACACAGTAGCGCAGGTTCGAGCTTCAACGTTCTATAACAAATCAGCAGCGCCTATCACGCTTAAAGTTTCAGTTGTTCCGAGTGGTGCCACGCTGGGTGCTCAACATCAAGTTGCTCAGAAAAATATCCCAGCAACAAGCAGCTATTTAAATCCTGAAATCATTAACCATGTGCTTAAAGCTGGTGACAAACTCTATATCAATGGTGAAGGGCTGAATGCGTATATATCTGTAATGGAACAGGTCACATGATCACGGTAAGGCGTGAAAAGTGGATTGATTGTATAGATCAGATTATGCCGCTTTGCCAACAGGTGTTTGACTTGGAAGAAGCTAAATTTACTGGTTTGCAATTAGACTTTGATATTGACCTATATCAAGCAGTTGAAGAAGCAGATCGCTTTCATTGTCTAGTTATGCGTTCAAATGGAATTCCTGTAGGCTTCCATTGGATTTTCATTTCTCCAATGCTTCGACATAAAGGGTTATTTCAAGCGCATACAGATGCAATTTTTGTAGATCCAAAGTATCGAAATTACTCGTACAAACTTATTAACTTTTCTGAGCAGTACATAAAGAAATTGGCCTCTTTCTGGACATTAGCAAATCTAAAAGCAGTAGATCGGGAGCATGTCTGGTGCCGAAAAGGATTTGAGCCAATTGAAACAATTATGTTTAAGAAATTATGAGGTGAACCATGTCATTTATTGGTAATGCCGTAGGATCAATCACTGGTTCAAACAAGCAGGCAAAAGCCGCCCAGGAAGCTAGCAACCAGCAGTATGAGGCTACTAAATACGCTACTGACCAACAAAAGCAAATGTTTGATGAAGTGCGTAAAGATCAGCAACCCTATATGCAAGCTGGCTATGATGCACTCAAGCAGCTTATGGGGGGCATGGGCCAGAATGGGCAATTCATGCAAGCATACAATGGCCAAGATATTTATAACGACCCAAGTTATAAGTTCCGCTTAAATCAAGGCTTAGATGCTGTGCAAAGTGGTGCGGCTGCACAAGGTGGGTTGCTAAGTGGCGCAACACAGAAAGCACTTAATGATTATGCTCAAAACTTTGCTAGTCAAGAATATCAGAATGCTTACAACAGATATAACGCGGACCAAACTAACCAGTATAACCGGTTATCTAATCTTGTTGGTTTAGGGCAAAGTGCTGCTGCTGGTGTTGGTAATGCTGGCATGCAAACAGGGCAAGCTATTGCAAACAACACTATGGCTGGTGCAAATGCTCAAGCAGCTGGCACAATTGCTGCTGGCAATAATTCAGCAAACAATTTTCAGGCCCTCTTAGGTGTTGCTAATACAGCAGCAAAATTTTACAAACCAGGCGGTATGATCTAAGGGGTGTCTTATGATTGATCCAAGTATCATTACGCGCGGAGCTGAACGTGCTCAATTGCAACAACAGCAAAATATGGAGATGTTGGGAAATTTAGGTGGTGCTTTAGGGGAAATGGTCCTAGGGCGCCGCATTAATCAGATGCGACAAATTAACAACCCTGCTAAGCAACAAGAATTTGCCAATAATTCAATATTTGCGCCAATGTTAAACCAAGTCCTTAAAGGTGATAGAGCTACAGCGCAAAAAAATGCAATAGACCTTTTAAAGGCTCAGGCTGATATTGGTAAAACTAACAGTGAAGCTACAAAGAATAATGCTCAAGCTGGTGGATTTACATTAGATAACTCTCAGAAGAAATATGGCGCTATTCAAGGAGCATTCCAGCAAGGAGCATTAAATGGAGATAAAGGACAAGTTTTATTGGCACTAGATGCTATGAAAAGAACAGGAATGATTTCACCTGAGGATTACGATCACAACGCCAGCATTTTAAGTGTGATGAAACCTGAAGAAGTTAAGCAGTATGGATTGAATAGTGGCTTGTTGAATAAAGAGCTTGCTCCATATCTTTTCCAAACTAAGAACAATGAAGCAGATAATCAAACAGCTATTACAACCAATCAAAATACTGTAAATGCTACTCTTACTGGTCAAAAACTCAATTATCAACTTGGAAAGGAGAAGCTTGATCAAGATAAAATAATTGAAGACCAAAAGCGTGCTTTTGAAAGTGGTGAAGTTAAGGAAACAATAACAGGTACTGATGGCAAGGCATATATTCTTTACAAAGATGGTAGAGTAGAGCTTTCGAGATTACCTAATGGGCAGGCAGTTACACCTCAACCGAAAGGTAATGAAACCCAATTGCAAATGATCAAACGGAAAGAGTCAGCACAAAACCATGTTTCTGCCTCTGCTCAAGCTGCGTCAGGCGCAACCTTGGCTGCAAACATTGCCAATCGATATGTTCAAGGTGGCTATAATCCTGCGAAATTTGCAATTGAATCAAAAATACCTGGCACAGAGGCTTATGGGATTGCGAAAGACCTTGAGAGTTTAAAGTCTAATGCATTCTTGTCTAGATCAGACCAAATGCGAGGATTAGGCGCATTGACTGAAACAGAAGGCGCTAGATTAATTTCTTCTGTCTCTCCACTTGACCCAATGCAGAGTAGTGAGAAGTTTTTAACTGACCTTAAAAATGTAGCTAATACTTTCAGAGATATTTCTAAGTCAAATAGAGATAAGGCGCAACTTTATGCAAATCCAAATGGTAATATTACTAACCCCACCGTAGCCCCAGCCGAAAGCACAGAACAAAATGTCACTATACCTAAAGGTGCTTACATGACATTAAGTGATGTTAAAGCTTCGGCAAAGAATGCTGGCATTAGTGTAGAAGATGCAATCCAGCGACTTCAAAGTAAGGGCGTTACAATTAGATAATTATTTATGCTATAAAATCCCTCATCAAGGTGGGGGTTTTTATGAAAAGAATAGTTTTAGTATGTGGATTGCTTGCTTCAGGTTTTGCTTATTCCGCAGATTGGGTATATGTTACTAAAAGCAAGGATGGTGAAAAGTATTACGTTGATTATGACTATTACAAGTATGATAAGAAGTCAAATAATTCTGAATTATGGTATAAGGTTGAAGGAATCAACAATGGAAACTCTTATACTGAACGGAAAGTCCTAACAAAATATAGTTGTAAGTCTAAACTGTACAAGGACTTATCTATTGCAACCTATTTCCCTTCAGGGATGGTCAAGGACACTTACTCAAGCAACTATTACTCAGAGTACAGGACAGTTTTTCCTGACACTGTTGGAGAGGAGTTATACAAAGTTGCTTGTGATACGCCAGAAAAGGGTTTGGATTTTAAAAACTTAAATATTGAAATGTATGATGACTATCAAGATTATATTAGAGCGAAATATGCTTACACTCGACAAAAAATGACAGATAATCATGACTATAATCCAGCCAAAAACATAAAGATCGAAAACTATGCTAACTATGGTGATTATATTAAAGATGTCAACAAAGAACTAAACAGGATTAGATTAGAAAATATTGAAAAAAACTACAAATAAAGCACCCTAGGGTGCTTT